GTATAGGTAATTCACATGCTGATATACCAGGCCATGATGGTAATATAGGTTATGGGGGAAAATGTTTTCCAAAAGATGTTAATGCTTTTATTAAATGGGCGGAAAGTATTGATATGCATGCAGATATGTGTAAGACAGCAAATAATATTAATGATAAAATTCGTGAAAATAAAGATTGGAATAAAATTGTAGGAGCAACTTCTGAAAATAATTATGAAAAATGTGAAAATATTAAAAGGAAATTGTCTTGATGTATTAAAAGACATGGATGATGAATCTGTTCAATGTTGTATTACCTCACCACCATATTATGCACTTCGTAACTACGGAACCCGTCCTGTAATATGGGATGGTGTTTTAAATTGTAATCATGAATGGATAACAACATGTAGACCACAAACTAAATTGGGTAATGAAGGTTATACAGATCCTAAACATAAAACATTAGCTGATATAACAAAAAGATCACCAGAAGGTCAATTTTGTACTAAATGTGGTGCATGGTCTGGTAGTCTTGGAGCAGAGCCTACCCCTGAACTTTATATCCAACATCTTACACAAATATTTCATGAAGTAAAAAGAGTGCTTAAAAAAGATGGTACTTTGTGGCTTAATATTGGTGATAGTTATGCTGGTAGTGGTAAAGCTGGTAATAATAAAGAATATCAAAAAAAGCATAAAGAATTCGGTAAGATATCAAAACATGAAGAACGATTTGGCTTATCTGGTATAGTACCAGAAGGACTTAAACCAAAAGATTTAATAGGTATTCCTTGGATGTTAGCATTTGCATTAAGAGCAGATGGATGGTATTTAAGATGTGATATAATATGGCATAAACCTAATTGCATGCCTGAATCGGTAAAAGATAGACCAACAAGATCACATGAATATATTTTCTTAATGAGTAAATCAAGAAAGTATTACTATGATACTGATGCAATAAGAGAACCTTGTATATGTATTGAAAAAAAACCAAGACCCTCTGGTATGGAAAGAAATGCTAAAAAATATCGTGATAAAGTAAAATATGGTGGTGGTGGTTCTGGATTTAAAGGACATAGTGGTATTTATAAAGCTGATGGATCATTACTTAATCACCCAAAAGGTAAAAACAAACGCTCTATTTGGACTGTAAATACCAAGCCCTTTAAAGGTGCTCATTTCGCTGTATTCCCACCAGAACTTATTAAACCATGTATCCTTGCTGGTTCAAGAGAGCAAGATATTGTAATTGATCCTTTTGGTGGGAGTGGCACAACAGCTATTGAATCATCTAAACTTAATAGAAAGTCAATAATAATAGAGCTTAAAGATGATTATATTGATATTACTAATAAAAGACTTCAAGATGAAGGCATAACCAGTAAAGAAAATATTAATAGATTTTTTTAAATATTATGAAAGTCGTGCATTGTAAAAAAGAACCGTTTGATGTTTATATCGGAAGACCATCAAAATGGGGGAATCCTTTTATTATTGGTGTGGATGGTACTCGTAAAGAAGTAATAGAAAAATATTTAGAATGGGCACCAAAACAAAAATATTTGATGGATTCTTTACATGAATTGGATGGTAAAATACTTGGTGGTTGGTGTAAGCCTTTATCTTGTCATGGTGATATTCTTATTAAATTAATTGAAGATAAAAAGAAAAAAGAAATTTTAAAAGGTATATTTCAATGAAAAAAAATATTATGAAAGAATATCGTAATGATAAAGGACAATATCATCGTACAGATGGACCGGCTGTAATATATCCTAACGGTTCTAAAGAATGGTGGATTGATAATAAGTTACATAGAATAGATGGACCGGCTGTAATATATCCTAACGGTGACACGGTATGGTATAAAAATGGTGTATTACATCGTAAAGATGGGCCAGCAATAAAATATGTTAATGGTTATAAAGGGTGGTATGTAGAAGGTAAATACTATACAAAACAAAAATTCAATGATTATAAATTAAAATTAAAATTAATTCCATCTAAAATGTGGATTATATGAGGAAATAAATAATGACTACATTAAATGTTATTCCACCACCAGCATCAATTAATATGTTCAGTTATATAGGAGACCATCAGGGATGTGGTACTATAAGAATAATCTATCCAAGCTTGTTACTTAATTATTCAAGAGATCCAAAATATAAATTTAATGCTTATTATAGTTCTTATTTTATCAATGATATAAGATTTTATCAACATTTTACTCTTGTTCAATTTCAGAGAGGATGTACAAAAGAGCATTTCAAATTATTTAAGCATTTTTGTCATAACATACGAAAACAAACTAAAACACCCCTGATATATGAGATTGATGATTTATTAATGAATATACCCACCTGGAATTATGCAAGCGATTATTATAATAATAATGGTGATAGTATAAAAGAAATGATGCGTATAGTTGATGGTATTACTGTATCAACAGAAGCTCTTAAAGACCATTACAAACAATTTAATAATAATATAGAAGTGATTCCTAATCATTTACCTAAATTTATATGGGGTGATGTTTGTCCTAAGTATGATAGACAACCAAGAGAGAAAAAACCACGAATAATATGGGCTGGTAGTGAGAATCATTTTTGTACACCAAAATTAAGTAAAAAAGGTTTGAAAGGTGGTGATTTTGGTAGTAAGTTATTGAATTTTATAAGAAAAACTACTGATATTTATCAATGGGTATTTTTTGGAGCATTACCATTAGAGATTATGGATATTAAAGACAAAATAGAATTTCATCCATTTAAGCCGATAATGGAATATCCATCTTATTTAAAGTCTTTAGATCCTGATATAGGAATGGCTATACTTGAAAAAAATGTATTTAACGACTCAAAAAGCAATATAAAAAGTCTTGAGTACACTACTTTGGGTATACCTGCAGTATATTCAAATGCTGAACCTTATAAAAATATGAAATTTACATGTGATACTGAAGATTGTATAATAGACAGAATAGAATCATTAGCATTTAATATTGATTTACGAAAAGAAATATGGGAAGCTGATTATAATACTGTTAAAGAACAATTATTTTGGGAAGATAATGATAACCTTAAAAAATATGTTAATTCATATTTAAAACTATTTAAGAAAAAAATATTATGAAAGCACATAGAATAGCACATTATAATGAAAAAGAACAGTTACATAGAATAGATGGTCCGGCTTTAGAAGGATTTGATGGTTCTAATTATTGGTATAGAAACGGTAAGTTACATCGTGAAGATGGTCCAGCAATAGAATGGGCTGATGGTGAAAAGGAATGGTGGCATAATGGTATGTTATACCGTACAGATGGTCCAACTATGAAATGGTCTGATGGTACTAAATTTTGGTACATTAAGGGTATATTGCATCGTATAGATGGTCCAGCTATAGAACGTCTTAATGGTCATAATGAATGGTATATAGAAGGTAAACAATATACAGAACAAGAATTTAATGACCAAAAATTAAAGCAACAGTTGATACCACCAGAAATGTGGGAGATATAATGATATATAGAAATGATAAAAAACAATTACATTGTACAACCGGCCCAGCTATAATACATCCTAATAAAGATAAAGAATGGTTTGTTGGTGGTAAAAGGCATCGTGAAGACGGTCCAGCTATTGAATTTGTTAGCGGTTTTAAGTCATGGTGGTATATGGGTAAAAGGCATAGAACAGATGGACCGGCTGTAGAACGGTGTGATGGTACTAAAGCATGGTATATAAATAATAAAGAATATACAGAACATCAATTTAATGACCAAAAATTAAAGCAACAGTTAATACCACCGGAAATGTGGGTCATATGATAACAGAACAAGATACATATACATATTTTAGACAATCACAATCTCGTTTTATATCAAGACCTTATAGATTACCAAAAGATTTTGATAAATTTTTTAATACAAGATTAGCTGCTAAAAATAAAGAAGCACTTGAAATCATTACTAAATGGTTTAATACCAAGTGGTCTAATATAGATTGTGCTAAATTTTTTGATTGCGGTTTTGAATTATTTGGTAAAAATTTTTCATACATTAAATTTTTTGATAGACATGTTATAAATTTCTATAAAGAAAGGGATAAAAATATAAAAAGAACCACTATATCTATGAAAAAATCTATGTTATATTCTATCATATTTATTAAAAAATTTATGAAAGAACGGTCATATAGACCCGATATATCATTATTAACACAATATTCATTATTAACTTTAGATGGTTTAAGATCACCTGTATATCATTATATTAAAAATGATATAGATAAATATTTTTTAACTTTTCTTATAAGTAGAAAACATTTAGCTCTTAATGATAATGATAGAATGTTAATACCATTAGTTATTGAAAATTATAGAAAATATTGTGATGATATAAAATCTGACAGTATTTTTATAAGGAAAATATTAAATAAAATATGATAGCAATAAAAATATATAAAAATAAAAACGGACAGTATCATCGTACAGATGGACCAGCTATAATATATGATAATGGTATTAAAGAATGGTATAAAGATGGTAAAAGACATAGAATTAATGGTCCGGCTTTTATAGGGCTTAATGGCACTAAATCATGGTGGATTGAAGGTGAAAATTATATAGAATATAAATTTAATAAACAAATAAGAAAGTTTATAATACCTAAAGAAATGTGGGAGCTTTAATATGAAAAATATAAAGGGGACAAAACTTTGGAAAACGGGATCTATTCCAACATCAGCTGCTGATATGTTATATGGAACTAAAACAAAAAAAGAAAAAGATAAAGAAAATAATGAGTACATTTACAAAAATTTAAATGAATGATAAAATATAAAGAAAATTAATAATAAAGGAGAATATAATATGTCATCAAAATGGATCAATAAAAATTTGTTTAATTCATATGTTGAACAAAAAGAACAAGATAAAGAAAATAATGATAAAGCATCAAATCGTAATGATATAGCATGGAAGACACCAGAAAGGGGTACAGTAGACAATCCAAAGATTTATGAAGGTAGATTTTTGCCAGATCCTAAAGGTAAATTCACTAAAAAATATTATTATCATATGTATCAATCAGCAGGAAAATGGTTTTTTCAACTTTGTGAAAAAACATTTAATTTTGAAAATTGGTGTCCTTGGTGTTCTGCTGTATCTAAATTGTATCAGGGAACATCTGCTGATAAAAAAGCAGCAAGTAATTTTAAAAGAAAGGTAAGACATATTGGTAATTGGTTTGTAGTAGATGATCCAAGAGACAATGAAATTGATGATGAAAATAGAAAATCAGGCGGTAAAGTTAAAATATATGAATTCCCAACTCAAGTAGAATCAAAAATTAATGGTGAAATTATGGATAGAAAGCGTGGAGCTGGTGCAAGAGTATTTGATCCAGGCGATGATGGTCTTAATTTTATTCTTAAAGTAAAAGCAACCAGACCTGATAAAAATAAAAGAGTATTTCCTGATTATTCAGATTCAAAATTCTCAAATTCCTCATCATCTATAGGAACTGATAAAGAAATTAAAAATATTCTTTCATCTACTTTTGATTTGGATGAATATTTACAGGGTATGAGATCATCACAGGATATAACAAAAGAACTTATTAAGAATGAATTGTTATGGGATATTGTTAGTGATGAATGGTTAAAGTTTATTGGTGGTGAAGATGATAAACCGCAAGAAGAAAAGAAAGATGAAGAAGAAAAGAAAGATAAAAAAGAAGAAGATATTCCAAAAGAATTTGAGGAAAGTTCTATAAAAGATAAATCCAAAGAAACTATAGATAAGAGTTCTGATATACCAGATGAGAAAGAAAAATCTTCTGATGATGAGCTTACAGATGAAGATATTTTACGAGAATTAGAAAGTATATCATAAGTTATAAAAGTCCTCATAATATTATGAGGACTTTTCTGTTTTTTATATAAATATAAATATGAAAACATTAATATTAAAAAGAATAGCAATGACAGAATATGGTACTTTTGGTGTGTTATTAATTAATAACACACCATTTGCTGTAACCGTTGAAAATCCTTGGCTTAATAACAAATCTAATATATCATGTATACCATCTGATACTTATTTTTGTAAAAGAGTAAATTCACCTAAATTTGGTAATACATTTGAGATAACAAATGTGGCTAATAGATCACATATATTGTTTCATTGGGGTAATAGAGATGATGACACTAAAGGATGTATATTGATAGCTGAAGAATTTGGTAAAATAAATAATGAGCCATCAGTATTAACATCAAGAAATGTTGCTGGTAAAGGATTCAACGAATTTATAAATGTATTTAAAGATGTTGATACATTTATGATAAAGATAATAAATATTTTTTAAGGATAAAATGAGATTACGAGAATTTATTAATGAAAGTAATAAAAATAAGGATATCAATATCATAGTTCTTACATCTAGAAAAGATGATAAGGATGGTTTATTTAAAACAGCTAGTCAAATTAAAAAAATATGTATACAAAAAAAGATTAATTGTTATATAGCATTTGTTGAAAATGCTTATATAGATAAAGATAGCACAGGTGATAGTTATCTTAAAAATTTAGATGATGATAAAGGTATAAAGATAGATAGTGATAATACTGTAGCTATTATTAGAGGAAGTGTTGCTTCATTAAGATATAGCTTAAATTTATTATCACAATTAGAAAAGAATAATATATTTTGTATCAATTCAAGAGAAACTTTGGAAGAATGTTCTGATAAATATAGAACTGTATTGCTTCTATCAGACGCTTCTATAATATGCCCCAAAACATCACTTGTATCAGAAGAAAGTATGATTGAAAATGCTTTTGAAAATATAGGTGGTAAATTTCCAGTTATTCTTAAAACTATTACAGGGTCAAAAGGTATAGGTGTTTTTAAAGCTGATACATGGGAAGGATTAAAATCAACTTTACAGACTGTATGGAAGATAAATCCAGAAATAGAAATATTATTACAATCTTATATACAAGCTGATTATGATATAAGAACACATGTATTGAATGGTGAAGTTATTGCATCTATGAGAAGATATAAAGTCGATAATGATTTTAGGTCAAATTTTTCATTAGGTGGTAAAGTTAAGAGTGTAAAATTATCAAAAGAGCAGGAAGATATAGCTATTAATGCTGCAGATGTTGTAGGTGGTATATGGTGTGGTGTTGATATGATGATAGGTAAAGATGGTACTGTATATGTATTAGAAATCAATTCATCTCCTGGTACAACTGGTATTGAAAAAGCTACTAATATACCTGTTGTAAAGAAAGTTATTGATTTTATTATTAATAAAGATAACTGGATAATGTCAACTAAAGAAAGTGGTTTTATCGAAAATGTTAAAATTGAGCAATTAGGTAAAAATTATATTAAAGCTAAAATGGATACTGGTAATGGTTCATATTCTGTTATTCATGCTGATAAATGGAAAATAAACGGTAAAAAAGTTGTATGGTATCATGATGGTAAAAAAATTATAAGCGATTTAATAGACTATAAAAATATAGAAATGGGTGGAGTAAAAAGTAGATTTGAGAAAAGACCTGTGGTAATGTTAGATATGGTATTTAATGATAAAATATTTGATAATATTAAGTTTACTTTATCAGATAGGGATTTAAATACAACAATGATATTATTAAACAGAAGATTTATAAGAAGGGCTGGATTGGTTATAAATCCCGGTAAAAAATTTATATTAAGTGAGGAGTAATGAAGATTAGAGATTATTTACAGGAATCCGGATTTGAAGAATATCCTAAAGGATGGGATAAAAATAGTGTTATAAAATTTGCTAAAACACTAGTAAAAGATAAAGGTATCAAGGGTGGGGATAAAAAAGGATTTTTTGATGCATGTGTCAATAAAATGAGTGGTAATATAGATAATCCAGAAGGATTTTGCGCTTCTATAAAAGATGTTGTTTTTGGTAGCACGTTTTGGCGTGGTAAAGGTAAAACAGAAAAGCAAGCTAGTAAATCATCTAAAGAACATCAAAATGTATAAAGGAGAAATATTGTGAAAAGAAGATATTTTTTTAAATATATTTTTAGTATTATTGGAATTTTTATTATAAATCCTCTTAAATTATTAAAAATAAATACAAAACATAATATTGATTATGACATGTGGTATCCATTATCAAGTTATATTAGAGAAAATAAAATCGAATCATCAACTAAAAAATTAAGAGTTATATGGACTCGTAAAGTAGAACGAGAAATTAAAGAAATGTATGGTCTTAGTATGAAAGAAGCAATACAAGGGCTTGATATTTAATGAAAAAATCTAAAAGAGAAGAAGTATATAAAAAATTTAACCAAAGATGTTCTTATTGTGGTAAAAAGATTGATTATAAGGACATGCAGGTAGATCATTATTATCCAAAATCAGATCCTTGGTATGCTAAGTCATATCTTAATGTTGATGTTAATGATATGAAAAATCTTATGCCTTCATGTAGGCGATGTAATCATTATAAAAGAAGTTATTTACCTGAAGATTTTAGAAGACTGATGAAAACATTACATAAAAGGATTGAGAAAAATTATATTGCAAAAGTAGCTATAGATTATGGTATTGTAAGTATTAAACCTTTTGATGGTATATTTTATTTTGAAAAACTTAATAAATGAAATTTATTAAAGAAATAATTATTAAAATATTAATCAGTAATTATTAGACTAAAGTAAAATGTTGTAAATGTGGTGGTAAAGGATATATGGGTACATTAATATCTGGATATGGTTGCCCATATTGTTTAGGTCATAAAAAATTAACACGATTTGAAAATATTTTTACAGGTAAACTTATAAGAAATAAAATATATAGTTATAATTATGGTTTAGGAGCTTGGGGTATATCTAAAATAAATGAAAAAGAAACGGATTAGTGTAGCATCTGCTAAAGCTAAAGGTCGAAATTTACAAAAATGGGCGGCTCAAAAAATTGCTGATCTAACAGGATTTGAATTTAAAGAAGAAGATGATGCTTTAATAAGTTCCAGACCTATGGGCCAACACGGTACAGATGTTATTTTAAGAGGAGAAGCATTAAAATCATTTCCATTTTCTATTGAATGCAAATCAAGTCAACAATGGTCTTTACCCGCTGCAATTAAACAATCAAAACAAAATACTAAGAAAAATACTGATTGGATGTTAATTTTAAAACGAAAAGAAATTAAAACACCAGTTGTTGTTATAGACGCTAATACATTTTTTGATATAGTTGATGTAAATAAATTAAAAGATAGAAATAAAGAGGTGTGATATGAAAATAGATACAATAGATAAATATTTAATAAATGAAAAAGATAAAATAGATAAATATTTAAATGAAAAAGATAAAAAAAAATGTCGTGTGGAGTTTAATGTATATTTTGATTTATATTCTGAAAATCTAAAAGAAGCAGAAAAAGAAGCAGAAAAATTATTAAAGAAAAAATTATCTGGTACTAAATTTGAAATTGATTTTGAATCATCAGATGAATTAGCAGCATAAATATTAAAATAAGATTAAAATAATATGAAAATAAAAGTAACAGATAATGAATTTCCAGACATTGTAGTAAGTTTTCTATTAGATAATATAATACATGATGATAAAGTATTAAAATATGGTAATGATGATTTTAATGCTTTTATGGATATATTGAATAGAAAAGGCTTCAAATCTATATTAATGCGTTATTATGTTAATATGAATCCTAATACAAGAACTGATTATAAAAGAATTAAAGATGTGTTTAGAGATGATAAATCTATGAAAACAGCTTTAATAGAAATAAATAAAACAAAAACAACAGAGAAACAGAAAAAAGGAGCATTGAGTAAAATTAAATATATTGCTAAAATATTAATTGGAGGATAGTTATGGGTGAAGAAGATAAAAATGTGGATGTAATATCAACTGATGGGTTTAAAGATACAGGAGCTTTTAGAGATGGTGAATCACCAGAATCAAATGCTATAAAAGCTGCAGCACAAACAACTACCGATGCTGGTAAAGTTGAAACGGATGTTGAAGATATATTTGCTGATGGTACTAAAAATGATCTACCTGTCTTTGATGTAGAAGAAAAGGATTTTTATTCTAATATGACATCAAACAGAAGACGTATGAGATTTAAGGCAGGCACACCAGTTTCAAAATATATGCAACAAACAAAGTATAAAAGACCATTTTGGTTGCGTTATAAAAATGATCAAGGAGAATTTGTTAGAAGGGTTAAATAATTGATTATACACCAATAGAGATAAGATCTATAAAATGGTTTTCTGAAAATTTAATAAAAGATGGTAAAATAATCGAACCTAAATAAGATATAATAATTTATTGACAATATTAGATGAATAGTGTATCTTAATATAGTAGTTAATAAAAATGTTAGGAGAAAACGAATGAAAAATGTTAATATATTTGATTTTAATAACTTGGTTATTAGAACCTTTTTTGCAAAAGATGTAATTGATTCTAAGTCTGATGATGGTATTCCGAATTATCAATTATGGAAATACTATATTATCAATAGTATATATATGTCTTTAAGTAAAGATCATGTTGATGAAATAATATTAGCTGTAGATGATAGAATTTCATGGAGAAAGCTTTATTGGGATAGATATAAAGAGTCAAGAAAGAAAAAAAGAGATGTTTCTGGTGTAGATTGGGATAGATTACATCATGAAATGAATAATCTTAAAGATGAAATTACAGAACACCTACCTTTCAAAGTAATATTATCAAGTTATGCGGAAGCTGACGATGTTATTGCTATTATTTCAAAATTCAGAGAAAATCAATATACTATAGTATCAAATGATGAAGATTATTTACAATTAATTTCTGACAGGATTAAGATATACAATCCTTCTAAACAGAAATTTGCTGAATGTGAAAATCCAGAATTATTTTTAATAGAAAAATGTTTGACAGGTCAAGCAAAGGATGATATATTTAATATTAAGACACCAATAGATTGGCCTTCTGGTAAAAGAAAACCAGGATTTGGTAAGAAATCTGCTGAAAAGGTTATGAATAAAGGGTATAAAGAATGGCTTAAAGAAAATGATTTAGAAAAAAGATTTGAGATTAATAAAACATTGATAGATTTTAATAAGATACCCAATACTGTTAAAGATGAAATTTTAAAACGATATGATTCATATGAGTTACCTAATCCAGATAATATATATGCTTATTTTAAGAAAAATAAATTTCAAACAATGTTAGATGATTTTACTAATGTAGAAAATAAACTGTTAGAATTATATTAAGGAGGGTGAATAAAATGTTAGAATATATTTTAGGTATATTGATTGGTTTATTTATTATTTTTATTATTTTAGGTATGGTAAAAAATGATATTGAATTTTTTATATTATCATTTATAATATTTATTGCATTTACTTTTATAAGCTTTGGTATAATATATAAAGTTGAATATAAAAACATTCAAAATTTTGAATATCATAAATTTAAATCACAAGTTGTTTTAATAATTGATAAAGAATTATATATAAAAACAGATGCATATTTTTATAATAATACAAATGATAAAACAAAATTTCATCTTAAAATAAATAAAAATATTTATAATAATACATTAGGAAAATATTTACAAATTAATAAAACATTTATAGAAAAAGGAGAATAAAATGTTAGTCAAGTATGCTGTTGTAGATCCTGATATTAGAGTTGAGTTTGAAAAAGTAAATCAGATGTCTTACGGTTATTCTGGTGTTCCGATATCTAATACGTTAATTGAAGCTATTGATTGTATGAAAGATATGCAAATGGATGATATAAATGTAATAAATTATGTTATTGAGGAACATAAAAATGGTAATATAGAAATTATATATGAAGGTAAGTTTCTATATCAATAAAATTTGGTTATGATAATGAATAGGGCATCATATGATGCCCTATTCAATTTTTATTAATAAAGAGGTTAATATATGTTGAGTGATAATGCAGTAAAGATTTTTGATAAATTATATAAATTGGGTGATGAAACTATAGATGGTACTTTTAAAAGAGTATCTAAAGAATTTGCAACAAATGAAGAAGAAAAAAAGGAAGTTTATAACCTGTTAAAACAAAATATTTGGAGATGTAATACTCCTGTATTTTTTAATGCTGGAACAAAAAAGAAATTATATTCAGCCTGTTTTGTTTTAGGACTTGAAGATACAATGGATAGTATATATGATGTTGCTAATACATCAAGAAAAATTTTTCAATATGGCGCAGGTGTTGGTATACCTGTAGGTAATTTAAGAGAAAATAATGCTTCTATATATGATGGTGATTCAGAAAATGTACCTAAAGGTAAAAGTTCAGGCCCTATAAGTTTTATGTCATTATTTGATTCTGTTGGTGAGACTACAAAGAGTGGTGGTAGAGCAAGGAGAGCAGCTATAATGTGTGTTATGCCTATATGGCATCCTGATATTCTTGAATTTATAGCATGTAAAGAAATTGATGGTAGATTAAAAAATATGAATATATCAGTAGTTATTGATGATAAATTCATGGAATGCTTAAAAGATAACATACCATATGATCTTTTATCACCTTATGGTATGAAAAAAGTTGGTGAGATAAATCCAAAAAAAGTGTGGGATAAAATATCTGAAATGTCATGGAAATCTGCCGATCCTGGTGTTATATTTATTGATACTGTTAATAAATATAATGTTTTAAAGAAGTTATGTCTTATTCAATCAAGTAATCCATGTATTGTTGGAGATACAATAGTAAATACTAATAGAGGCGATATTCCTATAAAGAATGTTAATATTAAAGATGAAATATTAACATATAATATTAAAAATGATATAGTTGAATTTGAAAATATTGAATTTGTAGGAAAAACTAAAGAAAATGTAGATATAATAGAATTAAAAATTGAAGAAAATAATAATATTTTTACATTAAAATGTACACCTGACCATAAAATTTATACTAAAAACAGAGGATATATTGAAGCTAAAGATTTAACAGATAAAGATAATATTATGTGTAATTACATTTCATAAATAATAATAAAAATAGATGTATTTTTATAAATAGAATTAAAAGAATACATTGGAGATATTATATGAAATTAAATAATAATGATAGAACATCTAGAGGCTATTGTGGGTGGTATAAAAATAATAAAAATGTTAAAGTATATTTAAGATCAAAATTAGAATTTATTGTAGCTAAATGGTTGGATATATTAAATAAAAATTATAAAACCGAATCTATTATATATAATATAAATGGAAAAGGATATAAACCAGATTTTTTTATATACAATAATTATAATATAAAATATATTATAGAAGTAAAATACAGTAAAAAAGAAGCCTTTGAATATATTAATAAATATTATAATTATTTTAAAAATATTAATATTAAATATATTGTATTATATAAGAGGCATACTAATAAATTAATAAATAAATATTGTTTAAAATATGATGTTGAAGAATGGATTAATAAAAGTTCTTTAATACAACATGATATGAAAGGATGTAAAAATCCCCATTTTGGTTTTAAACATAGTAATAAAACTAAAAAATTTATTGGATTTAAAACATCTGAACGAATGAAAGATCCTGAATTTAAAAAAATACATTCAAAAGCTATTAAAAGGTCTTTTACAAATGATAGAAGAAAAGTATTAAGTGATTTTCAAAAAAATAGAATGAAAGATCCTAAAATTAGAGAGTGGCTTAGTGATATCAATAGATTATATAATAAAAAATTAATTACAAATACCTGTTTAGAATGTAATAAAAAATTTGATATATATGGTCTTTATGATAGAATAAATGGTAATTTTATATGTTATTCTTCTATTAAGCATAATAATAAATTAAAAGGGGATTTTTGTAGTATATCATGTTCTATAAAATATAGAATGAAAAAATTAGTTAGTAATAAAAGAAAACAACAATCATTACTTTATATTAAATTTAAAAAGTTATATAAAAGAATACCAAATAGAAAAGAATTTAAACAGTATTGTAAAGATAATGGTATTATGTGTGACATAAGATCTACATTTGGCACATATAAAAAATTAAAAGGAGAATTACTAAATGGGTAGATTAATAAGTAAAAAACATGTAAACAACGAAGATGTTTATGATTTAACAACATTTAAAAATCATAATTTTTTTGCTAATAATATATTAATACACAACTGTGGTGAATAGTTTGCCTCAGTATAATCATCTCGGAATTAAGCGGGAACCCTGTGATGGGAATCCGAACCGAAGGCTATTTATAAAAGAATAGTCAGGGGCAGAGCATAGTGGATTGAAACTCAATATGAGAATATAAATCACCAAGAGGCCGGGACATTTTAATAATGAAAAGATATGCCGAACTATTGATAAAACGAATCAATAGAACTAAAAGATAAAAAACTTTTAGAAAGAACAAACTGGAACAATTTTTATGGCCATACACTTCATGTAATTTAAGTTCTATTAATGTATCAAAGTTTTATAAAAATGGTAAATTTGATTTTGATGGTTTGTATAAAACCTCTTATAAAATTATGAGATTTATGGATAATATTATTGATGTTATGGATCATCCAGATAATAGATTTAAAGAAATGGTTACAAAATATCGACCTGTAGGTATTGGTATGATGGGTTTATCAGATGTATTATATCAATTAGATTTACGATATGATAGTGTTGATGGTAAAGTTTTTTCAGGTCGTATAATGAAAACAATAACTAATGCTTGCATAGAATGCAGTGCTGACCTTGCTAATGAACGCGGTACTTTTGCTGATTATGATATTGTTAAAGATGATGTTATAGAAATTATTAAGGATCTTACTGATAATGATGAAAATATAATGTCAAAGGTAAGAAAATATGGACTTCGTAATGTACAACATACAACTTGTGCACCAACTGGCACAACTGCTTTATCTTGTGATTGTTCATATGGTATGGAGCCTTGCTTTGGACTTGTGTTTCAAAAGAACCTTATAGATGGTGGTACAATGAATATTACTAATAAGATTTTTTCAAAATATTCTGATGAAGAATGGTATAATGATACACTGTTAGAAAAAATAGCATTAAATAATGGTTCACTTAAAGGTATTCGAGGGATTCCAAAAGATGTTAGAGATGTATTTGTTACAGCACATGATATTAAATATAAAGATAGAATTGATATGCAATCAGAATTACAAAAATATGTATCATCTGCTATATCAAGTACTATAAATCTTCCTAAAGATATAACAATAGAAGAAATAAGTGATTTATATAAATATGCTTATGAAAGAGGTCTTAAAGGTGTTACTGTATATAGAGATGGTTCTAAAAAATTTCAACCGATAACATTTGATTCTAAAAAGAAAGAAGCTATATCATTTTTTAATAGACCATCTAAATTATCAGCTAATGTTCATGTACTTGAAACAGGTAATGGGAAATTGTATGTTACAATATCAACTCATAATGGTAAACCTGTTGAAATATTTATGAATATGGGTAAATCAGGACAATTATTTAATGTGTTTACTGAATCTCTTGGTAGATCAATGTCTATATCTTTACAAAATAATGTACCTGTTCAGGCGTTAGTAGATACATTGATAGGTATTAATTCTGATAGAACAGCATGGCATAGATTTGAAGTTACTGATAAAAAACCTACACAAATATTATCTATACCAGATGGTATAGCTAAATTGCTTCAAAGATATTATTTGAATTGTGAATTTGATAATGTACCGAATAATAAAGAACTGTGTAATAAATGTGGTACATATTCTGTAATATTAATAGAGGGTTGTAAGGTTTGTCAAAATTGTGGTGAAAGTAAGTGTAATTAATTATTGACATTATGTAATAAGTTATATATAATCATTACAAAAAGGATAATATAATGAAAAGACATTTTAAAGTTAAAAAAGTTGATGTTGGAAGTTGGACTACAAATTTTTTAATAACAGATTTAGATCATAAAAATAAAGAAAATTCAATGTCAGCTCATTCATTCTTTCATCATTTAGGTCTTTTAGCTGGTAAAGAACTTCATGGCATTGAGGGGTTAGAATTTTCTGTTGAATTAAAAGAATGTAAATTAAATATATTTGATCCTCTTAATTTATGTGAAAATCATTAATGTAAAGGAATTACAAAATGAAAAGTGATAGAATATGTTGGGCTGATATTAAAGTAAATAGTACACCTCTTAATGGTGAAAAAATTGTGAAAGAAATAGAAAAACAGACAGGTATAAAAACAACAAGACAAAATATATCTAATGCTCTTAAAAATGCAATGGGGTCATTTTATAAGTATTTGTTTAAAAGCAATGATGAAATGACTTCATTTCAAGTAGCATCTCTTATGCTTGAAATGTTATATGCAAATAATATAGGAGAGTATTTAGACTTCAGAGGAGGTGTGGATTCTTTTTTTAGATTATTTCCTAAAAAAATAAGAGATGAAATTAAAGAAGATTCCTTAAATTATTATTCAAAAAGAAAAAATGAAAATATTCCTTTGTATTAACTGTATCAATTGTAAAAGGAAGAAAAATGGTAATATAAAATGTGATTTAAATTATTTTGAAGAAACTAATATTAAGATCGTAAAGTTTTATACTCCTTTTGATTTTGAATGTGTTGATTATGAAGATGATGTGGAGTAAAAATGTTAGACCTTGAAATTATTAATGATTTTGCATATGAGCATTTTGAAAACATTGCTGTATCAAAAAATGGGATGCATTTTCATTCCAGATGCCCTCTTTGCGGTGATTCTAAGAAATCATCTAGAAAAAAAAGATTTCATTTAGATTATAATGAAGGCAATCCTATATGGCATTGCTTTAATTGTAATAGATCAGGATCTTTTTTACAAATTTATTCAGAACTTAATGGTGTTTCTATAAATGAAGCTAAAAAAGAACTTTATAAATACAATCCTCAACATCTTACCCAGATTCTTTCATCAAAAAAGAAAAAGAAAATAGTAAATGAAATTGAATATGCATATCATAATTATATTATAGATGATTGTATAAATCTTAATAGTACAATTGATGGTATTTTACAACAAAATTATTATAAAGAGCTTAATAATTTTGTTACGAAAAGAGAACTTTTATCAGATTTCCCTATTTTCATTGCATACAAAGGTGATTATAAGGGAAGAATTATAATACCAATATATAATAAAAATAATATCATTTATTTTCAAGGACGTGCTACAGGTACACTTGAACCTAAATATAAAAATCCAACATTAAAAAAGGGATTTGTGGTATTTAATGAAGAAAAATTTGATAGAACAAAATATATTATAGTATCTGAGGGTATTCTAGATGCTGTTCATGTTGGTAATCAAGGAACCACAGCACTTGGATGTAATATAACGGATGATTTTATAAAACTGCTTTTAAAACATACAGATAAAGGTATTATTATAGCTCTTGATAATGATAAATGTGGTATTAAGCAATCAAAAAAATTAATTGATAACAAATATAGTCATAAATTTAAATTTTTCGTATATCCTGATAAATATAGTAAAATGGATATATGTGAATTAGCTATAAAATCTAAGATAAAAGATATGTATAATTTTATAACAAAAAATTCATATAATAGTTTTGAAATGAAAACAAAATATATAATTGACAGGAGATTGTAGAATGCTGATTACTAAGATAGGATCTGATTATATTACTATTAATGAAGAAAATATTAAAGATGAACAATTATTAAAAATTGACAGAGTACATTTAATAAAATTTGATTTTAAACAACCTTCTATTGAAAAAGTAGAAGCTGTTATGGTGTTATGGAATAAAACTAATAGATTTGTTATAGCAAATAATATTAAAATTTATAATGATATACTTAAAAGAACAGTTAAAAAGTATTATGTTGAAAATACCTCATATGATAATCTTATAACTTTTTTTAGAAGAAATAATAAAGTCTTGTTAAATGTTTGTAATTTAACAGAACATGATAAGTCATTTGTTTTAAATAAAAATACTTTGTCAGATGTGTTAAAAAATATAGAAGTAATTCAAATTGAAAAGGAATGTTATAATATGTATTCTAGTATATTTAAGAAATGGAATGGCAATGTTATAATACAATAGGTGAAATATAAATGGTATTATCTCTAGGTCCTTATATTGGAGACTGGGAATATGAAATAATGGTTTTTAGGCCGTATGTTAAATGGGTATCGGAGATTATAGAATGTGATAATATTTTTTTATCAACGCATGATAATAGAGCGTTTCTTTATGATTGGATTGATGATGATAAAATATGGTCTGAATATAAAGATATCACCAGAGATGAATTGAATCAAAAGGGTTGTATATATAAAGACTTTAAACCAAAAGATTTTAATCTTATAGTAAAACAATTTAAAAAATATATACAATCGGTAATACATGATAAAATAGAAAATCATTTTTTGAAGTATTCAAAAAATAAGAATCATTGCCCTATCTATAATAAAGTATTTAGCCCTATTAAAACACCACAAGATGTTAATATTAAAGAAGAAGATTATATTGTTTTTATTCCTGATGAGAGTTCAAATGAGGATGTAATAAAAAATATTTATGATAATTTAATTAAACAGTTTTCTAATATTAAAGTAATAGGTGACATGAAATCATATTTATCTGATGAAAATATGATTTTAAAAAATGTGGATTATTTTGAAAATGGTTATAAGTATATTGTTAAATATATAATGAATGCTAATGCTGTCATATGTCCTATAAGTCATTGGACATTTTTATGCAATTTACAACAAAAGCCTGTATTTTCATGGGGTAATAATGTTGGATTATATGCTAATGATGGTATATATAATTTTAATAATAATTGTTTTACAGTTCCTACTAATGATGTTAATATGATAGTTGATAGTTTTAAATATTTTTATGAAAGGATAAATTATGCCGTTAAATGATTATAAATGTTCAAAATGTGATTATGTAATTGAAAAACTTGAATTTATTAGTGAAATGGATAAAGAACATATATGTCCTAAATGTAAAGCTATAATGGAAAAAATGTTTCCTATAACATCTATGAATTTTAAACTTGTATATGATAATAAGAAAGATATATCAAGCTGGGGTGCTGAGGGGTATAGTACTTCACAATATAATAGAAAAATAGAAAAAAAAGAGGATAAGGAATAAATGTTTACAATAATAGTACCAACTAAACAAAATGAAGGACTTTTAAGAACAATTAAAGAACAGGTATCTTCAGATGATCAACTTATAATTGAGAACATTCCAAAATATCCAATATCTAATTTAGATGGTATTATAAGAGGAGCCAAATTTAATAAAATAATACTTATTAATACTTTATCACAAGATCTTGATGATGGTTTTATAGATAATTTTAAAAAAGAATATGATAAAGATATTGTGTATGCTAGAAGACATGATGATCCTATAAATGATGGATTTGTAAAATCAACAATACCTAATATGCAAAAAGATGATATAATATGCTTTAATAAAAAGAATTTTAGAACATTAAGAGATTTAAGACCTACTTCTGATTTTTTTATGGTTATTAAAGAACTTGTTAAAATGATAGGCGGTAATATGGTATTTGTTCCTATTATTAGAAATGAATATATTTATTTAGATGCTATTAAAAATAAAAATAATACACTACAGCCTAATATTAGACAAGTTACACCACAGCCTAATATAAGAACTCGTGCTGGAACAACACAATCACAACATAATATAAGAACTCATGCTGGAGCAATAATTCCACTAAAAACATCAAAAATAATAATACCTGATGAACGAAGAAAAATTTGGAATACATGGATGGAAGATGAATAACAAATTTATTATTTTTAGTGCTGGCTATAACTGCTTTGATTATATAGAAAAACATATAAAAAGTATACAGAATCAGACTTACAAAAATTATACACATATAATAATAGATGATGCTAGTACTGATGGTACTTTTGAAAAGGGTTGTAAATATATAGATGATAATACTATAATATATAGAAATGATAACAATATCAAATGGATAAGAAATGCTTTAAAATATTTAGATGATCATATAATTAATGAAGAAGATATTATTGTTATTGTTGATCTTGATGATTGGTTACCACATAAAAAAGTTTTAGAAATCGTTAATAATTGTTATAATAAAACAGATTGTTGGATGACTTATAGTAGGTTTATTGATACTATGTCATTAAGACTATCTACATGGATACCAGTATATACAGATGATATTATCAAAAATAAATTATTTAGACAATCTGTATGGTCATTTACGCATCTTAGAACATTTAAAGCTTTTTTATGGAATGAACTTAATGCTAAAATGATTCTTTTTGATAATAATATCAATGATTTAAAAGATAATAAAGGAGAATATTTTAAGTCATGTTATGATCAAGCAATTTTAATACCAATGCTTGAAATGTCAAGTCCAGATCATATAAGTTTTATTCCTAATGCATTATATGTATATAATAATTCTAATCCATTACAGGTTGAAAAAATTAATAGAAAAGAACAGGAGATAAACAGAGACATCATACGTTCAAAAAATAAATATAAATCGTTAATAAGAGGTTAATTATGCAAAAATTGGTTATTTTTAGTTCAGGATATAATTGTAAAGATTATATAAAAAAACATATGTTAAGTGTACAAAAACAGACTTATCAAAATTATATTCATATTATAGTAGATGATGCCAGTACTGATGGTACTTTTGATGAAATAATGAAATATAAAGATGATAAGACTATAGTACATCACAATAAAGATAACAAAGGCTGGGTATATAATGCTATAAAGTATATTAAGACTGACAGCGCATATGATGTTATTACAATAATAGATCTTGATGATTGGCTTGTGCATAAAAAAGTTTTTACGGGGCTTAATGATATATATGAAAAGAAAAAATGCTGGGTAACTTATGGTACATTAGTTAGAAGTACAGGTGAAGTACGAAAAAACAATTTTAATGGTTATAATTCTGAAGAATTAACAAAAAAGAAATTTGAAACGTATAGATGGAAATTTTGGGCATTAAGAACATTTAAATCGTTTATATGGGATAATATTGATAAAAAAGATCTTTTAGGACCTGACAAAGAATATCCAACAACAAGTTATGATTATGCTATAGGTTATCCTATATTACAAATGACGCCAGCGGTTAAAATTCGTCAAATTAAAGATATTTCATATGTATATAATATTCATGAGTTAAATGATAAAACTGTTAATAGAAATGATCAAATAAAATATTGTAGTTGGTATCAAAATAGAAAAAAATATGATATATTGAAATATAAAGATGAAGAAAAGGTAAAAGGTAATCATTTTATTATTTTTAGTTCTGGATATAATTGTAAAGATTATGCTATTAAAAATATTGAAAGTGTGCAAAATCAAACTTATAAAAATTATACACATATTATTGTAGATGATCACAGTACTGATGACACTTATGAAAAAATAATGACATATAAAGATGATAAAGTTATATCATATAAATCAGCAAAAAATAGAAAATGGTTAGCAAATTCTATTGATTATTTATTACCTAATATTATTGATGATGAAAGTATAATAGTTGTTTTAGATCTTGATGATTGGCTTGCTGATAACACAGTACTAAGTAAACTTAATGATATATATGAAAAGAAAAAATGCTGGGTAACTTATGGTAGTTTAAAATATAGTAGATTAAACAATCCTAAATTTTTACCAAAAAATCCAAAACAAGCTGTTAAAATAATTAATAGATCATTTAGAAAATCTAAATGGATTTATACACATTTGCAAACATTTAAAGCTTTTTTATATATGAATATTGATCAAAGGGATTTTAAAGATGATGATAAAAAATTCATTAAATATAGTTATGATAGATGTTTGATGTACCCAATTTTAGAAATGACCCCATCTAATAAAATAAGATTTATAAAAGATGTGTTGTATATTTATAACAGTGAAAATCCAAATAATTTATCTAAAATATTGCCAGAAGAGCAATCAAAATGTAAAAAGCTAATTAAAAATAAAGTACGATATAAAATATTAAAAAGAAAAAAATAATGAATCCAAAAACAGGATGGAATTTAGAATTAGATCTTTGGATGCCAAGTCTTAATAAAGCAATTGAATATAATGGTGTGGTGGCATAGTTCAAAATATAGTAAATATAAAGATCAACAGAAAATTTTACAATGCTTAAATAAAGGAATAGATTTATTAGTAATAGAAGAGCAAGACTGGTTAGATGTTAAAAATAAATGTATTAATAATATTAAGGAATTTATTAAGTGAATATATCTATAGATCATGGTAAAGAGCATGTGGTAATAAAAAGAATGTTACCTTATTGGAAATCTGATGGCCATCAAATAACTATCAAAGGTGATATTCATTTATCTTTTATTAAATTTATTCAACAGTCTAATGTACCTAAAGTATTACGTCTTGATGGTATATATTATGATAATGATACTGATTATAATAAAAGAAATTTATTGATATCAAAATCACATTATATTGCTAATGGTGTAATATATCAGAGCAATTTTTCTAAAAAAATGTGTGAAAAGTATTTATCACCCAGAAATTTTAATGCAAAAACATCTGTTATTTATAATGGTGTAGATAACATGTGGTGCGGTAAGCATATTGATACAAATAACTTTAATATTATTGTATCATCTAAATGGAGGCGACATAAAAGACTTAAAGAAATTATTGATTTATTTATAATATTTCATAAATTACATAAAGATGCCAGACTTCATATATTAGGTGATACAATACAAAATAAAAAATATGACCATCCTAGTATTATATATTATGGTCATCTTAATGAAAATGAAATGAAACCCGTTTGGAGAATTGGTGATTTATCAATTCATTTATCAAAAAAAGATTCATGTCCTAATACAGTAGTTGAAGCTATAGGAGCTGGTGTACCTGTTATAACGACTAATGCATGTGGCGGGGCTACAGAAATGGTTAATATTACAAAGGGGTGTATATCATGTAGTGGTGAAGAGCAAAATATACAGCCGTGTTATCCTTATAGAGATGAATATAATGTAATATCCGATACTACATCACAATTAATATTAAATGCTATAACGGATGTTTATAAAGATAGACCAAGAGTTATTATACCTAAACAATTAACAATAAAGTATATGGCTACACAATATACTAATTTTATGAAGGATTTATTATGACATTTACAATTTATTTTAATAAAGATTATATGGAGTGGGCAAATGTTCTTATAAAATCCATTAATATAATAGAGCCTACAGCTATTATTGCTGCTCATTGTATTAATATAAAATTTGAGGAAAGCAAAAAATTAATAGAATATAGTAATACATTTGTTATAGAGCATGATATAAAAGATATAATAAATGTTCAGATGGCATGGCAAATTATAGAAAATAAAGCAAAATATCTTATGGAAACAATTAAACTTTTTCCTGATGATTTACATATTATGATTGATACAGATATGATGTTAATAAATCCTATAGATGTTTTGAAAAGTCAAATGAAAGACTTTGATATGGCCGGTATTAGAATTAATAAGAATAAAATAGCTGGTGGATTTTTAGCAGTAAGACCTACAGCCATGAGTATGAATTTATTAAGAAAATGGTCTAAATATCTTCTTGATGATCAAGTATATTATTTTAATAAAGATCAACCATCATTAGCAAGATATTGTGAATTGTATATAGCAAAAGGTCTAAAATGGCTTGATGTAAGCAGACAATATTTAGACCATTTAGAAAAAGATGATTCTATGATATGGTCAGCACATAAGACTGAATATGGTATTAAAAAAGAACGAATTAAAAAATATAAAAAGAAATTAGAGGAAATGTATGAAAATAGAAGCAATTAAAGCAATTGAAGATGAAATTTTTAATAAAATGGCAGCAAAAATGGCAATGATGATTGATAAAGAAATTTTTGATAATTATCAAAAATTCAAATCAATGTTAATACCTAAAGAGATGTGGGCGATATGAAAACACAAAAAATATATTTAAATAGACCTTCATTACAAAACTTTATAGATAAAAAAGATTTAATTGGAGCTGAAGTAGGTGTTTTACAAGGAAAAAATTCATTTGATATGCTAGAAAAATTAGATATAAAAAAATTGTATTTAATAGATATATGGTCACATAATGGGTCTGATAAGAATATGTCAATAAAAAGGTTGAAAAAATTTGAAGATAAAATTATTTTTTTACATGTCGATTCAATAAAAGCGTGTGAATATATAAAAGATAATGAACTTGATTTTGTTTATATAGATGGTGATCATAGATATGAGGGAGTAAAAGAAGATATTAACAATTATTATTCTAAAGTTAAAATGGGTGGTCTTATATGTGGACATGATTATGGTAGAGGTAAGACGAAAGATGTTGATAGAGCTGTTAATGAAAAATTTGGTAAAGAAAATGTTGAGACCGATTTTTGTTTAGATTCTATTAATAATCATTCAGATTGGTGGGTATGGAAAAAATAATATTAAAAGAATATCATAACAATAAAGGGCAGTTACATAGTATAGATGGTCCTGCTAGTATATGGTCTGATGGTACTAAAAAATGGTACATTAATGATAAGTTACATCGTATAGATGGACCAGCAATAGAATGGGCAGATGGGACTAAAGAATGGTTTTGTATGGGTATGTTGCATCGTGTTGATGGACCAGCAAGAGAATATGATGATGGTGAAAAGGAATGGTGGTGTATGGGTAAAAAAGATTGGTTAGCTACCGATAAAGAATCAATAATAATGAGTAATAAATATCGTGAGAGGTTAATATGAAAAAAACAAAAAAAATAGTTTCGCTAATACCAGCTCGTGGTGGATCAAAAGGGCTTCCTAACAAAAATTTATACAATCTTTGTGGTAAACCCTTAATAGAATATGCTATAAATGCTTCAAAATATTCTTCTATAATAAATGAAACATATGTAAGTACTGAAGATCATGACATTAAAGATTTTTCATTATCAAAGGGTGTAATGGTAATAGATAGACCACCGGAGATTGCTTCTGATACTTCTTCTACAGAAGAAGCTATGATGCATTTTGCTGAACAAATTGATTTTGATATCATAGTACTTATTCAACTTACATCTCCTTTAATTTCATCTCAACAATTAGATGATGGTATTAATCAATTTATAAGTCATTCACATATGTTTAATTCAGCAATGACTGTAATTAATACTGATGATATATTATTATGGGAGAATATTGGGAATAGAAGTAGTACTTCTGGATCAAATGGTATATCATCTTATAATAACTGTAAACCATTAAATTATGACCCTAATAATAGAGGAAGAAGACAAGATAGAAAAAGTTCATATTTTATTGAGACGGGTGGTTTCTTTATAACAACTAAAGAACAATTAATATCAACAAATTGTAGAATTAGTGGTAATATAATGTTTATTGAAGTGCCTTTTTGGACAATGTTTCAGGTAGATAGTTTACTAGATTTAAAAATGATAGAGAAATTAATGAAATAAAAGGAGAGATTAATGAATAAACGAATAGCATGTGGTATATATTTTAGTTGTTGTGATTTATATATGGTTGATATATCAAAAGAATTTAATATAGAATTATCGGGATTTATTTATAAAGTAAATCCGATAACAATGACAATATCAAAAAATAAAAATAAAAATATAATTGAAACACATAAAATATTAGAATTAACTTCAAATCACATTTCATTTAATCCTTTTAAATTATGATATGTAAAAATTTAATACAATTCATACAAAGAGCAACTAAAAATAAAAAGGTATTTGATATAGGTTCTCTTGGAAATATAGAAAATAAAATTGGTTTAGCTCATACAGAATATATTAAAAATGCTAAAGAAGTATATAGTATTGATATTAATAAAAAATATGTCACTACAGCTTTAAAAAATGGTATTAAAAATATATACCATGTTGATATATCTAACAAAAAATATATCAATAATTTAATTAATAAATTAGGTAAATTCGAGATTGTTATGATGATAGAAGTTATTGAACATCTTACTAATCCAGGCCTAGCATTAGAAAATGTTAAAAATTTATTAACTGATGATGGTATGTTTATAATAACTACACCGAATGTATTTGCTATAAAATGGTATAATCAAATGATTAAAAAAGATCATGTATATTCACTTAATAAAGAGCATATGATGTGGTTTGATAAATATACTTTAATGCAATTGTTAGAAAAACACAATCTTTATATTAATAGATTTCAATATACAATAGAACCAACAGAACATGAAAGAGCTTGTATTGTTGATGAAAATCTTAAAGAATGGATGTATAAAAGAATGGTTGTATCGGCATCAAAATTAACAAGATATGAAAGAGATGTACAAAAAAATTTAAAAAGGAAAGAACAAAATGAATCCAAATGATGTAAATATTTATCAAACAACAACATGTAATTATAAATGCAGTCATTGTTTAAGACAGACTGATAATAACATACTAAAAGCTGTAGATGTAACATCTACTGTTATTAATAATGTGATAACTATGTTTCCTACTATTAAAAATGCGTGTATTGCTGGTTTTGGTGAACCTTTATGTAGTAGAAATGTATTTGATATAATAAAATTTCTTAGTAGTAAAAATGTTGGATGTTCACTTATAACTAATGGTAGTCTTATAACTAAAAGGAAAGATGAATTTAAAGATCTTAATTTTCAATATATTGCTGTATCACTTAATACTGTTAGTAAAGAAAAGCATAAAAAAATTACACAAACTGATACTTTTGATGATGTTATATCAGGTATTAAATGGCTGGTATCACAAAAAAGATGGCCTATTGTATTGAGTTTTATAGCATTTAAGAAAGCTATATCAGAAATTCCAGAATTTATAAAATTGGCTAATAGTTTAGGTGTAAGTTACTGTACTATAGTGAATTCTTTACCTTATAATAAAGGAAGTATACCAGATATTATAAAAGAAGATGATCTTGATATCATTAAACAATTAAATGAATATAAAAAACTCCCCGGTGCTGGTATTATAAGAAAATGGCCTATACTTATCAAAAAGATACCAAATCATAATTGCTCATCTCCTACTGCTACTATAGGTGTTAATGGTAACAATTTATTTACTGGATGCCGTAGAGTATTACCACCAAGTGAATTACTGACTACAGGATGTTGGAATGGTGATTATATTAATGAATTACGATTAAGTGTTAAAGGTAAAGGTAGATATTCTTATATATGTAATAATTGTTTTGGGAATAGTAAAGGATAATGTCTTATTATAACATAAGTGAAATAGATAAACATAAAAAATCAGATACAGCAATATTTTTAGGGTCTGGTTCTAGTATTAACAATATAATTAAAGACCAATGGGATATTATATCTAAGCATGATACATGGGCCATAAATAATTGGATTTATCATCCAACTTTTGTACCAACATTTTATCATTTAGAATTAAAACCAATAAGTTATGATATCTTTAAAGAGCGAAAGAAAGAAAAAAATGATTTATATAAAGATGTTGTGTTTATAGTAAATAGAAAACGAATGCATATTGCTGAAGCAATACAAGTTGTTGGTGATCAAAAATATATTTATCTTTATGATATGTTGAAACTTGATGAACAAAGAATTGAAAGAACATCTATTAATTATCAATTTAGCAATAATAAGAATATATTAACATGTGTCTGCGGTGTATCTATGACAATGCTATTTGAGCTATGGTATCGTATAGGTTATAAAAAAATTGTGTTATTAGGATGTGATATGAAGGATAGCCTGTATTTTTGGTCAGACCATCTTGAATATGGTAAAACACATTGCCATCATAATAAAGATCATGAAGGAAAGAAGCAAGGATCACCTCATAATACATCACATCTAAAGTCCTTTATTATAGCATTCAGAGATCAAATGTTAAAGCCAAAAGGATCTAACATATATGTCGGTTATACCAATACTATGCTATATCCTGAAATTGAATACCACCCAATAGAAGAACTATAATATATAGAGCAATAAAAAACCGTATAGATTAATCTATACGGTTTTTGTTTTGTTTAATTTAACTTACTGAGGTAAGTTAAATGTTCTAATTCTTTGGTAATACAAATTAGCCCCAAAGATTTGATTATGAATTGCATATCTACTCATAAGTCCGATAGTTGGATTGAAACTATCCTCAAATGTTGCTTTACTTACTAGCAACTGAATATATGGTAGATAAATTATACCACAATCATATTCACTTGGTCCCTTATATCCTACTGTACAATAATCCTCTGATGCGAATGTATCTCTATAAACTGTTACACGACCATCAAGAGTACCAACCTTAGCTACACCTGTAATGTTACTATTAATATTAGTACCAACAGGCCAAACTGTAAAGGCTGAAAGTGATTCAAGAGCAGCACATACAATTGGTGAAGCTATGATAAAGTTACCAGCACCACGTCTTGTATTAACAGCTATTTGATTAGATTTTCTGATCACCATATTATATAGTGTTCTGTACTTTTCAGACTGCCATCTACCATCAGCATCTGAAGGATTGTTATAATCCCAACCACTTGATACAGCAACTGAATTAATTTGGTCTATAATTTCTCTATCAATTTCTGCTGTGATTTCATATGATAGAATATCAAGCATTTCTTCTTCAAGATCAAGACCATGCATCGCTTTAATATCTTGTGCGACTTCTAATGACCATCTACTTCTAAGCTTTCTAGTAGAAGCTTCAACTTGTGCTTTTTCGATTGTCATATTTACTTCTTTAATAGCTGTACCACTACCAACACCAAGTCCTATATCACCTGTAGCATTAGAACCAAGTAATTCACCAGCAGATGTTACACTAGAACCGGAATAATCACTATCAATAGTATTGTAACCTAACTCAGTATTTGCTGCACTATCATAAGTTTGACCAGCTCTAAATCTTAATGCAAATGCAAGACCAACAGGTCCCGTAAGTGGTTGGACACCAACCACGTCATGAGCAATAAGTTCTGGAAATGTACGTCTAACCATTGGAATAGCTATTTGTTGAAAATCACCTGATGTTGCATATCCAGCATCTCTATTTAAACCTGGTTGTGAATAATTACCAGATTCGTTAAGATATTTATATTCATTTTCAAGCATCAAAGCAGTTGATTTCAATCTTTTTTTGTCCTTAATTTTAACATCGCCTTCATTAAGAACGCCTTCCCATTTTTTAACTAATTCTTTTAAATCCATTTGATTTTTATCCTCCTATAAATTCAGTCTAGAATTTACCTTCTTGTAAAATTTTCACCCATTCATTTTGTTGTGTTTTAAATGGACTTTTATCTTCGTCAATCTTAGTTTTATTATTGACATCTATTTTTCCCTTACCTTCATCTTTTTTATCATCTTCTTCTGAAACTTTTACTTTAAAAGTTTCACCACATTCAGGGCATTTGACTTCTTCTTTTTTTTCTGTAAGTTCAAATTTTTCCCCACATTTAGGACATTCATAAGAAAATGATTCTTCTTCTTCACCATCTTTATCATCATCATCTACTTTTTTCTTTTCAGATAAAATAGTTTCAACAATATAGTCAAATTTCTTATCAATTTCTTTTTTATCTTCTACATCTTCTAAAAGAGAAATAACTTTTTGTCTATTAGATTCTGTAAGACCATCACATTTAGTTCTTAAATAAATATGAGTTGCCATTTTCTTAGCATCTTCCTGTAAATCAATTTCTTTTTTTGTAAGACCATTAACACTTTCTCTTAAATTAAGAATTTCTTCTTTGGATTCTTTAAGCAATGATTTTATTTCATCGTCAAGAATTCCTTCATCAAGAGACAATTTAACTTTGAATTGTTCAAT